TCGTCGGCAGCGTCAGATGTGTATAAGAGACAGCGTATAGTAAGTGCTTCCTTTATAACTACATCACTGTTTGCGGAGAGTAATGCCTCATTTGCAATAACCCGCATCATTTCAGGTAAGATCGCCCATCTATGCGATGCAACCCATTCAAATGTAAGTTTCATTCGTCGTCTCCGTTATTTTGCTGTACAGTGTCATCTTTTGATATTGGTGCTGGTTGACTTTGTGGAAACTTGTTTTTGATAATTACCTCTTCACGTGCTCCCTGATCAATCATCGCATCCCAATCATCACCGTCAGCCATTGCCACTTCTTTTGACCTTGTTGATAAACGTGCATCAATTCTTTCACGAGCAGCTTTTGTTTCAACAAGTGGATTGATCTGCCCCATTCCCTGACCAAGCCATGTCGATTTCGACCACGCTTGACGTATTGCAAGATTCTCTATGAACCCCGGTGCAATTATTCTCTTTCGTAAAACAGCTTCAAGAAGAAACCGTTCATATACAGGTTGACAAAATTCTCTTGCGCAATCAATCCGGTGATTTAAAAAGACTTTCCACGCCATTAACAAAGCAGCACGAGCGGCACTGTATGAACTCATAAAACGAAGTGTAACAACTTCGTAGGGAATGCTACATGATGCACTTATTTCTGATACCATCGTATTAAAAAACGGTTCAAATGCTCCATTAGGCCTGTTTGGACTTGCAAGATCGATGCTTTCGCCATTCGCGAGTTGAACAACGGTACCTGGACCCATTTCTTTCTGATTCTGGTTTGCACTGTTCTGTTTTACGCCTTCATCTTCATCAAAATCGACATCGAGCTCTTCACCACTTTCTGTTTTGATAAATGCAGTAAAGAAGGACGAGACCACTGCGGCCATCAATTCTGATTCTGTCAAACGTGTTATCTGTTTTAGTGATTCAATGACAGGTGATAACAGTGGATAACCTCTGCGCTGACCGGGACGTAGTTTATCATAAACATGAAACATCTGCCGCATTCCAGTGCGCTTTGCATATGCATCAACCGTATACCATTCGTTACTTACGACTAGTAATCCACCTGGATGTTTTTTTGAAACATGATATTTTACAGGTGCACCATTTTCATCAACTTCAATGCCTCCAGCAATAGTCTCAGTATCCATTTGATTGTTCGGATTTGAAACCAGATCTGCTTCAAGCGTTTTTATTCGTAAATCGTATGGAACCCCAGTGCGAGGAATCTGAAGCGGCAACCAGAATACATCACCACTTAAAAGTTTTGAATAATAAATAAGTATCTGAAGTGCGTAGAAATTGGATGTTCGTTCAGCGTCGATTTCTTTTGAGTTTGCAAGAAGGGAAAACTCACGTTCTGTATTTCGCTCCCAGGCTTCAGCCTGGTCTGGATCAAGATTTAAATATTCACGGTCTATTCTTGATTGTAAATATATACCGTGTCCGACTACGGAATCTTTAAGCCTGTTAAGAGTCGCACCTGCTATTGGAGAATTCATTGACAGGTCACGACTTGACGCACGCAGACTATTAAGGTACGGAATAACATCACGGTCTGCTGAGTTTGCAGACGGGTTCCACCCCTTCATAGATCGTTTTGATGATCCTGAAGAGGTAAAACCAGTTGCAGCGTAAGGCTGACCCCATTTATCAAGTATTAATGATTGCTTTCTCATACTGAAAATATAAAAGCAAAACAATCATTATCAGCATCCCGCAAGATACCGCATTGCCCCGCGTTGTCATTAACAAAACGCGAAACAACTATTTTCTGAATATCATTATATATGTGATATCAGATATCCTGCGGAATGATACGGGAGAATTTCGGCCCCCGTCTGTTTGATGATAAACGTGTTTTAACCCGTTCCCATTCCTGGCGCCCGGATCTAATCTCAGATAGATTCTCATAGGTGTACGATTTTCCAGCAAGTGTTACCGTTTTTCCCTCGAGTACATTTCTTTCAGCCTGCAGATATAAGTCAACCATCTGAATTGCTTCCTGTAAAGTTGCCATAATTCCTCCTTAAATTTGAACTCCATTTGATACGACCTGTCTTGAATTAACAACCGGTCGTGAATAGTTTGCAGTAAATACTTTTCCTTTTGATGCGAGCAGATTCAAATCCACTTTTGACATTTTGAGTGCAGCAAGTGCATATACAAAACCATCCAACGCCTCATTACGTTTACCTGATGGCAATTCGTAAAACGAAACCTGTTTACCACCTTCACGTTTGTATTTCTTTTTTTCAGCGGTCAATTGTTCAAAAAATGTAGCGGGAACACCTTCGGGAAAATGAATATATCCCGGACCTGGCGTCTTGATTTTTAATTGCGCATAAAGAAAATCTTTTGCCTGATGAGTACCGACACCAACAAGGTACGCACCTTTTTCTTTATTTTTTCGTACAGAATAAACGACGGCCTTGCCTGCACCCGGTAATCCTTTTATTGCAAATATTTTCCGGTGTAACCGTTTTTTACAAAATGCATACACAGCATCAGTACTATGTCCTTGTGAATCGATAAGTGCCCATGCAATTCCTACAGATGCACCTGTTTTATGTAATCGTCGTATCTGTAAATAATCATCGACCTCATTCCATACCTCTTCATGATCAGGAGAACCAAAGAATACTGCATGATCAATCAACCAGCACTCGTATCTGGCGCCCCAACCGTAAGTAAACATTTCAATACGATCATCCTGTACATCACCGCCTGCAGTAAGAAAAACCACACCAGATGGAACTGAAGCATCATATCTTTCACATCTTGACTGGAGGAAATGTGTATCAATGGTTGCCTCAGCCTCATCATCCCAAACCTCACCGAGAACTGTATTAACCCAGACCTGACGCAATAGCGGATCGCCGATCGAATTAATATGCTCACGTATGGCCTCTTTCCATCCATACCATCCAAGGGGAGAATAAAGTGCTGATAGATGGAATCCGGGAATTTTCGATTTCGGATTGTGTTTGATCCATCTACCATTTTCAAGCATCCATGTTTTATGATACTCTTGAATCTCAGCTTGACAATGTTCACATTCGAGAAAACCAGTATCGGGATCATCGTTTTTGTACCGGATATTTTTCCACTTGATAATCTGCGGTTTCTTACAAACAGGGCATGGCACATAGTAATAACGCTGATCAGATTCCTGAAATTTTTTCTCAATCCGGGAGATACCTTTTACAGTCGGTGTCGAAGTGTAAAAAAGTTTTTTCCTTCTAAAGTTTGCAGCACGTTTCTCTGCAAGGTAAAGCGGATCCCCTTCACCATCTACATTCTCCGGATATGCATCGATCTCATCAAAATGACCGATTCTTATTGATGATGCACGTAATCCCGCCGCAGAATTGGCACCAGTAATCATCAAGGTTCCACCCGGGAAATCTTTTAAAAGTATCGTATTGCCACTGTCCCGACTCTTGCTTGATTTCACTTTTAGCTGCAGCGACTCATTGGCATCGATAGCAGGTTGTAAGCGGATCCGGCTGTATTTTTTCGCTAGGTCGATTGTCGGATATAGTGCCATAATCGGACCGGGTGATCGGTCGATGTGATACAGCACGAAATTCAATCCGTTTTCAGTAGCAGCAACCTGCGCACCTTTCATCCATACAACACTTTCAGCGTGCGATCTTGGCGATAGCTCATGCATAATCTCTCTGGAATATGGCACCCTGGACGTTTTCCATCTTCCAGGTTCCGGAGATGATTTTGATGATATTTCCCGATTCTTATCAGCCCACTCATCAATAGTTTCATCGGGAGGAGGTCTGAATCCTTCAAGAAACATCTTAATGCAAAATTGAACTGATGTTATTTCAGATGTTGATTCCATCAGCGATTGCCTCCGTTGCCTGTCTTATTTCTCCGAGAATGATGTCTTCGATTTCTTTTACGTTGAACTCAGCAGATGGATTGATTGATCTTTCTGAAATGAATGCCATACAACGCGCATGAATTATTGCAGATATTTGAGATGGGATATTCATGATGCTCTGTAAAACAGATGATGAAATATTAAAAAGCATTTGCCCGAGTTCAGTTTTGTCGACAAGATTACCTGCACGTTCCCGGAATTCAAGTTCAGCAAGTTTAGCCTGATAGGTTTCTTTTACCGACCTGGCTTTAGAATAAGCATCACCGTACATTCCCTGTGAATTTTTACTTTGTACTGCAGGTTCATCCTTTTGATCTTCCTGGGAGGAAATACCAAGTTCACCAAACAAATCTACCTGCAGCTGATTCTCTGGTGATTTCGGAGGTTCTCTCCCCATTTCCCTGCGTGTTGCAACGCGCTGTTGTGTCTGATCCGTCCGTTGATTCCACATCCGATCCGCCACAGCAGGATCAATAAACTTCAGCGTCTTGGACCCTTGTTGTTCCTCTTTGGCTACTAATATCCTGCCAGATGCGACCGCTTTTTGTACAGCTGCAAGGGAAACTCCCCGGTGTTCTGCATATTTTCTGAGTGATAGTAGTGCCATATTCAATTTTCTAAGTGTATGATTTATATCAATTATTTATGTAAAAATGCCCGAATATTCCGGGGTGACAACTCCGCGTGACAACTGTGACTACCTCGAAGGAAGGCCTCGAATGTGACCCCTGAGTGAAACCCCCTGGAAGTACCTAAACTTTTATTGGCATGCAATTCCACTATGGTTACCCTCTGTCCTTACTGGTTATCTTCATGGACGACATTGCATAAGCGAATGCCGCCTCGAACTCTGCATTGATACATTCATTGAAGTGCTGCTCTGCAAGTTTATCGAAATCGAATATTGCATTGTAGGTTGGTGCTTTGTCTGTGATAAAGAAGATCGGTTCAATGCTATTGCGTGTGCGTTTGTAGATCGCTCTGCCCTTTTGAGTTTGCAGATTGAGCCGGTTCTGTCCCCGCAGTATGGAGCCTACGAAGTATTCTGTGCCAGAGTGTTTCCGCTTACCACGTTCATTAGTCTTGCCAAATGTTGATGAGCGCTGTTGAGTATCAAACGTTGATTGAAATGCAGAAAGGATCTTCATCGTTGTTCCTGCACTGACATTGCCGTACTGGTTCTTTGGGGCTGAGTTTGATGGTACAACAAATTCATCAGACTTTAGAATTCCCCTATCTCGTAATCGTTTTTCAAAACGTTTGGCATTGCGCTGTCCACCATAAGCATTGGGTTTCAGATATTCTGCCGCCGACTTTCCCTTTGGTGCAAACTCATCATAATAAACCTTGGCTTCAAGTTTATCTTTTCTTGCAGCGCTGATGAGCATGGAGTTCAGTGTGAATCTTGTCGGTGCATCGAAAATGCTGCGCATATCATCCCGGATAGCATTTCTTGTTTTAATTGCAGACTGCGTTAATGTTCTGCTGATGATGAACGGAAGCTGGTTCTTTTCGAGATCGGTTAACGATTCAACAAGGCTTTCATAGTTCAGTATTTTGGCGTCGATTTGCAGCATATATACCTCCGGTTTGAATGAATATAAACATTAAGATTAAAATTCCGGACAAATTGGACATTTTTTTTAAAAATTATAGATTTATTTTGTTTTGATACGGGGTGTGAGCATTCTTAACATATTATTTTTTAATGTGTTACAACAATTAAAACTTAAATTGCACACACTGCACACTCTGTTGCACACACCACTGCACACTGTTTAACATATTATTATTTATATAGATATATTATTATTTAGTAAATTGTGTGCTGTTTTATAAAAGATATACCCATATAAATAAAAAGTGTAACAGTGTATTTGTTTTTAATTTATCTATGTGTGAATTCATAAAAGGGTATGTGTATTTCCAGAAAAAGTGCACACATGCACACGGAGTTTATAAACTATTGTTTTATAAAAAATTACATTTTCTTATGTAAATAATAATTGTGTGCAGCGTACTTATGGTTTTTGCACACAACACTTACTATTTTCTGTAAAAAATACCTTTTAGTAAATACATATAATAGAGAATATCATATATTATATATCATTCAGAAAGATTAAAACTGATAAAAAAGTGAATAGTGACTATTTTGTAAAGAAAATATGGCGATTTTGAGCAAATTAGGGCGTTTTTTACATGGGAAAAATTGACATTTGCAACAAAACTAACCAGGTATTTGTGAATATTTAAGTGCTAAAATATAGTATGATTGTGCCTTAAAAACGTTAATTACGCCATTTTGAATGTAATATGAATATTTTTTAATAAAAAAGGTGTAGTGCTTTAAAAAACTGAATATGTATTGCCTAAAAAACTCTGACAAAGGAATCACCATATGGCATACAAAGAGCAATTAAATAAATGTTTAGCGATAATGCATGATTTTAATGCCCGAGGTGTGGACTGAGAATATGATTATGCAAAATTATTAATACTATTCAGGATAAATTGTTATATTAGTGATACTGATTAACCACTCTATAGTGTAAGCAAATCCGACAATCAACGGATTGTTTTACATTTAAAAAAACAGGTAGACTTTCAACATAACAAATTGATACAATTAGGGTAATACCATCCATGTATCTTTTTGGCATTCCTTTTGCTTTAGAGAACGGCATGAAAACAAACAACACATTGAACACTATTGATTTAGCAAAATACATTGTTGCATTAAAAGGCCCATTGAGCCACTTAAAGCTGCAGAAACTGGCTTATTACGTTGAGGCATGGCACATGGTTATGATGGATGATCCTCTGATAGAAGATGACTTCCAGGCGTGGATTCATGGGCCAGTGTGCCCTTCAATATGGCACTATTTCAAAGAACAATCGATACTTCATAGCGACCTTGATTTTAGGGCAAGCGAAAAAAGAAGTATTAAAAAAGAAATTGAGAATAAGCTAAGCCCTGAGCAGGTAGAATTAATTTCTGATGTACTGGAAGAGTACGGAAAAAGAAGTGCATATTATCTGGAATGTTTAACACATGAGGAAGATCCGTGGAGAAACGCTCGTAAAAATAAATCTGCTGATTGTCCATCTAATGCTGTTATATCAAAAAAAGCGATGAGAAAATTTTACACTTTAAAGTATGAACAAACAGCTTAAAAAATCGCTAAAAACAGCCGCTTCAGGCAAAAAAAATCTATTTGATGGTCAATCTGATAGCAAAAAAGATCCTGAGAAACTACCGTTTGCAATAAATTTCAAACATGTTCATCACGATAATGGGCAGCACCATTCGAATTGGGAACAGGAAAAACTACTTTCGCAGGTTATCGACAAATTCAAGCATTATTGCGACAAGAGCCTTGGTAGTTTATTTGATGAACAATTTAAAGCCTATCATTGTTGGCCACCAAAAAGCAATTTTATAAAACCAAAACGATTTCCGGATTGTGACCAGAAAAATTGGGCTTCAATGCACATTAACGGGAGGCCCTGTGTTATTGGGTATATGGTTGAAAACGTGTTTTATATGACCTGGTTCGACAAAGAACATGAATTCTGGCTATCGACCATAAAAAATACCTGAACATTATAAGTTACTTAATTGTCTCAACCAAACAGTTCCTTAC